TCAAATTTTGCTGTGTTCATTTTCAATAATGAAGTTTTTCTCGTCAATATTTTGGACATCAAAAATTCTCCCTAATACAATATCTTTTGATTTTGGTGAAGTTTTAGGATAATAAAACTCCATATCAATCTGAAATTTTGAAGGATCATCAACTCTCTGGGTTCTTATATAATTAACCCCTTTACTGAACATTATTTCTAATGTTGGATTTTCAACTCCTTTTTTTCTAAGGTCTTCTCTAATTCGTTGCTCTTCCTTTTTTGCAACCTCTTCCCATGACATTCCCGTAGGAGATAATTTCCCTACCTCAAAAGCACAACAAGGCCCATAGACCTGTATTGCCTTTTTTTGATTTTTTAGCTGACTATCCATATAAATATTTAATAGGCCATTGCAAATACTCTTTCCACATTGTACAAAGCACAATGTTAGAAAAAACTCATGTCATTTATAGGAAGAAAAAGTAAAAAGTTATCAAGCGGTAGTTGCCACTGATAATCAGATATTTACAAATAAATTTCCATATACCACAGCTGTATGTAGTAACCTCATAAGGTTACCTAAACACGCTCCTTGTGTCTCAATCTAAATGCCCTACATGTTGAAGATTATCAAAATATACCGATTAGGTAATAGGTAGGGATATTATTGTGCCTACCCCTAATTATTATTGCCCAGCAGGAACAATTGGATTATTTTTTAGCCTTTCGTTTTCACGGGTCTTGTACTCCAGAAGTTCTTGGGTGGTCTTGAGTAGCTGCTGTTCAAGCTCACGAATCCTATCATCTTTGCTTTGTTCTTCAGAAGCCTTTTGGATGATTTCTTCAACAAAAAGTTCATTTACCGAAACTCCGAGTACTTCCGCCAATTGCGTTAATCTTTTCCCCTTAGGTATAGCCCCGTTTTTTAACCAATCTGACACAGAGGGCTGCTTAATCCCCAACAATCCTGCTAAATCGCTCTGATTCAAGTTTTTAGCAGCCATCAATCTCCTTAAATTTTTCGAAAAGGTATTCATTGGTAAAAAAATATAAGTTTTACCTTGATTTTATAGGTTTAACCTATATATATTTGTCACGTCATTTTAACATTGTGCAATATACGATACTATGGAAGTCATCGCAAAAAGTATTGAGCAAACGGCATTGAAGCCCATACAGGATAGGCTGGTAGATCGCTTCATCTATGCCCGCGATAAAGTAGGAGCCGATTGGCGCAAGCAGCTATCGGAAGCGGATGCGTTTTTTAATACCAAAGTGGGTGCCGATTGGATGCATGGCGCGGCCTCGGCGGTATCTTCTACTCGCAGAGCCAGCGCCGACCGCCTAGAGCGCGTAGTACTCGCCCTGGAGAAACTTGCCGGTATCCAAAACCCTCCCATCGTATGAGCGCCGGCAACCTTACCCCCTCGCCTACCACCATTGCGCTGAGCCTGCCCCAAGACCAGCTCGAACTACTCCAAACCATACAGGAGCAAAACGACAAAATCTTGGCGGCAATGAACGCCTCCGTATGGCTCAGCGAAGAAGAAGCCGCCGACCGTCTCAAAGTAAGTGTGAGCACGCTCCGCAAATGGCGCGCCGATGGCTGGCTCAGCTACCACAAAATAGAGAAAGTGGTGCTCTTTCAGGCGGCTGAGCTTGATGCTGAAGTAAAGGCCCGAGGCCTGGTGCAGGCTTCGCTCAGCCCGTTGATGAAAACCGCAACCAAACGCTCAAGAGCCTAGCCCATGAAAACGCTCACATACCGCCTCATCGGAACTGCGTACCCCATAGAAGGCCAACTGTTTGGCTCCGCCGCCACTGCAGCACGCGTGTATCAGATAGCGCGTGTGCATGGCGCACGGCTGGTTAGTTATTGTCTAACCCACTCACGGCCATGCTGAACCCCGAAGCTCGTTTTTGGCTGGAAGCCACTGCCATTTTCGGCCTGCTTTTTGGCCCGCCCGCCGCACTGGCCTATTGGATCATTAAAACCATCATTCGCTCAAAGACCTCAAAACCATGAAAGATCATCCTGATGCAATGCTCATGATTCGCTATCTCCAGACCATGATTCGTATCGCCGATACAGGCTCTACTTTAGAAGCAAAAGCCCTAAAATACGCCTCCGAAAACGTAGATGCACATGTCAAGGGCCATGCCGATATGAAAGATGTGTTTGAAGAAGTCATTCAACGCTACCCTCAACCCGCCGCCGTGCAGTCAGAACCATGAACAGCGACATCCTCATTTGGCTCATACTCTTTACGGTCATGTGGCCATGGCTCACCCGAACCGAGCCTTACAAGTCAAAACACAAGCCATAAAATCACCGCCCGGACATTCATTAGTAGGTTAGAGTAAAGGGTTTAGGAATGGACATACTCCCCCGGCCGTTTGGCCGGAGTGAGTGTCCGGCGGGAAAAATCAAATAAATACCAAAAATGCTAATCACAGATCGCCCCATATACAAGCGTATAGCGCGGCACGTTAGGGACTTCAACGAAGCCCAAGACACCAAGGCGCATCAGATCACCAAAAGCAGGTATGCCGCCCTGCGCACCATTGCTGAGCTGTATATCAACGAAACCCGCCGCGTGGTAGCTCTCCCCGGCTGGGCAGATTCTGACCAGCTCCCCACCATCCGTACCAACCGCACGGAGCTATCCAAGCTCATCAAGTGCTCGGGCAGGAGTGTCTATAACCATATTCAGCTGCTTATTCGGGCGGGGATATTGGTCAAAGACCTCCACGGCCGCCAAAACGACTTTGAGCTACAGCTGCACCCGTGGTTTGTTTTTGGTGATAATTTTCAGGCGCCGACCATCCAAAATCTGCAAAAATTTGTGGCTACCACCAAGCCCCTTCCCCTGCATGGGTGGCAAAATTTGCCGCCTATAAGTTCCTATGAAACACAGGAAAGTTCTATAATCTCTACTAATAGCGGTGTGGAAACTGTGGATTTGGTGGATAAGTCAGATTTTCGGGCAAATGATCCACAGTTACCACGTTGTGATAGTGATAACACAGGAAACACAGGAAAGGAAGTCAGCAACACCCCACCTCAGGGCAAGTTTCCTGAGACTTCCAATGACACAGGAAAAACTGGGGGCGCGCCGGCCAGCCCGCGTACCTTAGGCGACCGCGCCGCCGAGCGCCTAGGCATACCCCGACACGATAAGGAAGGCAGAACGGGAGCCACCACCGGCGGAGTAAGACCCGCCGAGGCTCCCACTAGCCCACCTGATGAGCTCAAAACCAAGAAAATGGAGCTCACCCAAGCCCTCTGGGAGTACATTCAGCCCCAAATGTGGCCCGATGAGTACTTCTCACCGCAGCATACCTCCCGCATCTTGAACTTACTCTGGAGAGATGTATTTGGTCACTTCAACCACGTAGATACCATCCCTGCCGCCGTGGATGCCTACCAGCGCACCCTCCAGCAGCTAAATTTGGCCATAGCCTACGCCCGCAAAAACCACTGGACTGGCTTCTTACCACCTGTGTTGTATTTTAGCCGGGAGCAGTACCGCAAAGAAGTCAAAAACAACCAGCGCGGCTCCTTTTTCTGGGCCGCCAAGTGGCTCGAAGAAGCCGATTCCCGCCGCCAGCGCCGCATCCAGAATGACCACCTCACGCGGGCCATCCACTCTATCTTGGCAAAAAAAGCACCAAGGGGCCTCAAAGGCGGCGGAGTCATGACCCAAACGCAGCTCTATACCTACTGGCGCAACCGCCTAAGGCGCTTCAACAGCTCTGAGCTGCTCGACCGGTTTGACACTCAAGTGCTTACTCATTTCAAACCCTCATAACATTTACCACTATGGCACAAATGCCCGAATGGATTGTCAGCCAAGCAAAATTCAAAACGTGGATCTTGGGCAAGCAAGGCGAAACCACCGTCAAGTACTCCCTGCCCTACCGGTCGGAGATTACGGCCCTCAACAAGCTAAAAGGCATGCTCCTAGAGTGGAGGTCGTTTCAGGTACACTTGGCCATCTTCTACGACCGCGACCGCCGAGACGATGAAGGAGGTTTTCTCGAAATAGGCCGCTACGAAAACGGCCGTTTCCATGGCCTCTAAAACCAAAAGCTCCTACGCACTGGCATGCGTAGGAGCCCAAACGGATCTCCGTCAACGCTCAAATTTCTACAAAATGAATACCATCACCTTGGCAGAGCTCAATAGAAGCATTTTAATTGAACCCATCAGCATCAAGCTCTACCCCATAGAAGCGGTTTTGCTACGGGATTACCTCATCGATATCTGCCTAAATGTAAAGAAGCTTCAGGGAGCGGCTTCCAACTCCCACCTGATATTGGCGGAATGGTACGCGTATAAGTTTGGGGCCCGCAGCCTCCGGATAGAGTACGGCTCGGCCAAAATCCCCAAGTCAGTAGAAATCCCCCTGAGCGTAGCGCGTATCCTGGTCACGGAAATGACCAACACCGTCATCCCTGCCCAGCTCCAGATCGTGCTCGGGCAGATCCACCGACAACTCACTAATCGTAATTTTTTACCACTTTAAACTATTTTCCCAATGGCAAACAACGTCAAGTACACCCGCATTGAGTATTCCAAGACCTTCTCGTTGGGCAACTACGAAAACGAAAAAATCGGCCTCATCGCCGAAGTACCCGAAGGCACCGACATGCTCCAAGCCATGAACGAAATCCGCGACAACGTAGAGGCCGTTCACCACTATCGCCGCGATCTGAAGGCCTTCAATCAGGCTCAGCACATCGTCAACAATCCACAGGATCATCTCGGCCGCGAGGTTACCCGCGCAGAGCAAGCAGTAGAGTCATTTTATCAGAAGTACCCCTTCCACCGCCCCAGTGCTCCCGTGGAGGAAGTGCTCCAGCTGGAGGGAGTTCCCAGCGTTGAGCATAAAGACCACAAAGAAGATCACGTCAATCACCCATATTAATAACCAAGCGTGGCCAGCGATGAGCTGGCCACGCCAAATACTATTCTAATGATACAACCCTATGCAATGCTGTATTTTATTGGGTATCTATGCAACAAAGCCTTATTAAGTCCTTTTGATATTTAGTCCAAAAACTCGCAGGTGATATTTCATTGCAAGCAGTTGTCAATACTGTCAAATTAAATAAGATAAATTTGATAATCTCATTCAATAGTCGTTTTATTTTGTTGCTTTTTAATCCATCGACTTCCATAAATCCAAAGGGCTATTGTTACACTAAAATGAAATATCCAATACGCAAAATTTCCTGTAACTAGTCCTATTTGATATGTGTCAAATTTTCCTGTAAAAATTTTGAAGAACCCAAAGATAGCCGCAAAAAGTTGAGGAAGCTGTCCAACTATTGCAAGAGTCAATATAAAAGCTAGAACTATAAAAATGTATCCGAATATTTTCTTTGTTGTCATTGTCTGTATCGTTTTTTTAAGGTTGCTCTTAACGTTTTGCAGCTACCCAAAGGGGGCGATTTCGAAGCAATTCACTATCAACCAAGCACAAACTTTGATAGATGCACAAAGCTTGATTTAACCACTGAACCGCCGCTTTTGGGTAGGTGCAGTTAGCATTTGTTATTTTAATATTTCATATCCAAGATTATTCCATTTTATGATATCAGTCATTGTCTTTTGCCCGTTAATCAATTTCGCCAACTCTTCATAAGTCTTGTTTTCTTCAGTAAACTCTTGTAGATGAATAAATCGTCTATGATTTGCTCCAATTCCACTAAATGGAATTGGAAAAAACCTATGCCATATAATGTTAGACCTTGGCATAGTAAACATCCATCCACCTGATTTTGGAAATAACTTATTAAAACTTTCAAAGGCATTTGGTATTTCTTCTACTGGAATACCAGTATTTTCAGAAATGTAAGAATACTCTTTATCTTTCAAATCTGTTAAAATAAATCCACCCATTACATAGGTAAAGAATTGCCAAAACACTGGATATCGGTGAAAAAAGGGTTCTTTTACTAAGACTTCAAGTCCAGACTTAATTGTTTGCGGTATACTTAAGTAGTCCAAACTTTCTGAAAATTTATCTTCCCAAAATGTTCCTTTGTGGTTCCTTAGTAGATGTTCTGTACAAGATTTCAAAATGGTCAAACGAGCCATATGTTCAATATAAAGAGCAATTTGAAGTGGTGAATTCTCTGCTTTATAAAAGAGTGATTTAAAACACTCACTTGATAATTCTTCTACCCCTTCATCATATTCTCCGGATTCAAGCTCATGGCAAATCTTGGCAGTTATGTTTTTGTATTTAATATATGTTTCGAATAGTTGTTTAATACGTCTAACAGGACTATTGGAGAAAAAAGTACCGCTATTAATTTTGAAAAAGTAGTCGTCAAGATTTTTAAAACCTTCATTTTCTGGGTATTTCTTCTTTAAGTCTTTAATTTGTTTTAGTAGTTTTCTTTCTAGTAAATACGAGAATCTTAGGGTTTCAATTTCCTTTTCCTCAGCGGGTTGATGTAGAAACTTACCTAAACATTCATTAGTCTTAGAAAGGTCTGAGTTGTCGATAAGTTCAATAGATAAATCAGATGCTTTTCTTTTAAAATAGTCAACAGAGTCTTTAGTTCTTTTAATGATAAATAATCCATCTTCCATTTTGAGATAGACCAACCATCCCTTGACCTTGAAAATCTCACTAAATCCCCAATTACCCGACTTAATCTCTACAAGTTTTCGAGTAACATTATCTCTGTCGAAATCTGTAAATATTATGTCTAATTCTAGAATTTCTTCTGTTTCTCTATATATTATTGATTTCTCAACATAAAGTCCACCGCTTTGAAAGTATGCGCAGATGTAATCTTCGTAGTCTTTCTCGATTGGGTTACTTTCTAATGTTATTGCTGTGCTCATTTATAGTAGATGCTACTGTTTTGCCGCTTTGAGAAGAAGGGGATTTACAGCATTAAGCTTCATTAATATATACAAACCTTGGATTTTGCACTTAACTGTAATAGAAGCACTAGGCACCCGCTTTTGCAAAACAGCGTTTAGGTGTTTGTTATTTCTTCTCATCACTTTCAATTAAGTATTTCTCATTGAAGAATTTTTCGTTCCGAATCATAAATCTTTCATAAAGCTCTGGAGAATCTAACTCCATACAAAGTCTTTTTATCGACATTCTCATTTCTTCAAAAAATATCATTGATTCTTTTCCACCAGATATTTTCATCATACGATACTGCATTTCTTGTATAATTTCCAAAAGTCTATGTACGGTTTCTCTAGAAACTTCACCTTGTCTCGGCAGTCTCTTGGCATTCATTCTAGTAAGTTCTAAAACTTCCTCTAATATTTCTCTTTCACTTCTCAAATTATCTTCGCCTTCATTAACGTGTGAACTTAAAATGTCGTTTATTTTAGTCTCCAATTTAGGCCACCACATCTCAAAAACGTCATTCAAAACAGCAGATTCAAGTTTTGATTCTCCACCAGTATTATTAATGGTTGTCAAAAGCTTCTTGAAATCGGTTTTGTCAAATTTTGTTGCTTGAAAACTGGTTAAAGGTCCTGTAAAGTCAACACTATCTAGGTTGAATAAAATTGTGCAGACATTTGCCTTTCCAAAATTCTTCGAAAGGGCTCCCGCTTCAAAAAGTATCCAAGGTTTATTTAAGTTGTCTTTTGTCAAACAAATTATTCCAGCATTTGAACTTTCCAACTCAGATGCAATTTCTGTGGACCAACGTGTTCCTTTTTCGATATCATTTGGTGTGAAGTAGGGTTTAACAAATTGTAAGACCCCAGGAAGCCAAAGTCTAACTTCCTCTGCCAATTTTTTACTTAGTTCTCCACTCCAACTGATAAATACTTTTGATGCCATAATGTTTCTATTTTGTTTCGTTCTTTTTATGTAATGATGCCTACATCATCATGGCGTATATAACACCAAAACGGAGGATAACCGCCATTTAACTTAACAGTGGAGAACCTCGTTTTTTTTATCTATAATAAAGGCAAACATTCATTTTTTCTACGTCAATTCCACAAAATAGTTATCAAACGGTATCTGAAGTGTTCAGAATGGGATACAATAAGTCTAATTAAGCCTATTTTTCTTGGCCCCTCCCGCAGCTTGAGGGAAGAAGCTCACTCCCCCAAAAAAGAGCGAATAAACATGGGAAAGGACTTGCTTGTGGCGAGAAGTTGTGCGTTGTTTGTCCTACCAAAAAAACGCACAAAGACATGAAAATAAGCAACTTAACTACCACCGAAAGCCTCGTAAACCGCGCATTTGAAACCACAGGCCGCAGCCTTCGAGTCAGGCATCAAACACGCATTCAGGGTGAGCTTCAAGCAGGGCCGCCCATTCCATTAAGAGAAAATTATACATACCCTGAGTAATAAAAACTACCCAAGCGGGGTTCATTATTTAACCCATGACCGTACAGAGGAGCCATCAGGTGCTTAGTTCTGTAAAACGGGAAAAATTAATCATTGAAAAATAATACCATGAAACCTTCTAAAACAACCTCGACATTCGTGCTGAGTTGGGTCTGTGTTCTTTGTCTGGTGGGGTGCAAAAAAGAGAAGGAAGAAGAAGCGGAACCTATACCACGCAATTTCTCTCAAATTTTCATGGATGGCAAACCTTGGAATCAAACATTATCTAACGGGGTTGTTGTAGCCACACGTACAGTTTGTGCCTCATGCTGGATGGCGCCCTTAGATACACTCTACAAAAATTACTTTACATTGTCCATTTCTCATTTTTATGACCTAGAAGAGTACAAAAAGTATCCCTTTGAGAGTATTTATCTTGGTGCAATTCCGATCAGAACGGGAGAATATAAATTCGCAGAGGTTTTTAAAACTCCCTGCCGTCCTGATACGATTCCGCAGGCTATATTTTTTACAAGTGAATTTGACACAGGAAAAGATACATACCACATTCTTCCCAGTGAGAAGCAATACATTCGGGTGACCAAGGTAGATAAGGCTACAGGGTATGTAGAAGGGGATTTTATGTTGACCTTTATACGTGTTGCTAAAACGAAGGATTCTACTTCTCCCGATACACTTCGCATTCAACCCTCTCGTTTTTCTGCTTTTATTGGATCAAACCAATAAGCGGGTTGCGAGATTACTAACAAGGCCTCCGATATGGAGGCCTTGTTAATTTAATAATTCCAAGTAAGGCATTCAATCTTCTTTTTGGCCTCCTTTCGTCGTCCATCCACAGCCAGAGTTTTCTCGTGGTCTTCCACCTTCCAGCCGCAGCGCTTCCGATAATCGGCCAAGATTTTTTCAGGATAGCTTGAGAGTAGGAATTTTCCCTGCATCGATGCGCAGGCCTCCAGCAACTGTCGAAAATTTTCTTCAGTATAGCCCGCATAATTGCCTTGGTTTGAACTCACATACGGCGGGTCCAGATAAAAGAACGTGTCGGGCGTGTCGTAGGCTTTAATTACCTTCAGTACATCGTAACACTCAATGGTCACCTTTTTCATGCGTAGCTGGAAGGCATCCGTGAAGGCATTCTTCTTGTTATGGAGTTTCAGTGCGCACTTGCCGCTTCGATCGTAGCCAAACCCGCTCCCAATCTGGGAGCCAAATGACATGTTTGCCTGAACCCATACCGCCCAAGCCATGGCCAATGGGTCTTTGACTAGCTCCTTTCCAGCATCGTATTCCTCGCCCGAGTCTTTATGCTGCGCTCTGGAATGGAATGTTTCATCAACTTTCTCTCTCAAATCGGCAAAATCGTACTTCAATGCTCGATAAAAGGTCATCAGGCGGTGGCTAATATCATTTACAACCTCCGCTTCGGAAGGCACTTTGGCAAAAAACACGGCACCGCCACCAAAAAATGGCTCGACATACAGCTTGTGCTGAGGAGGGATTTTGGGGAGGATGGCATTCAGCATTTGTTGCTTACCGCCGTAATAAGTAATTGGAGTTTTAAGCTCTGGTTTCATAGCTGTGGTTTTGTTGTATATCCAGCCACGAAAATCCCCTACAAACTTTCACCGCAAAAGGACAAAAAAACGCCCGTTTTTCAGGCTAAAAATTGTACGTTTGTATCACTGCGGACCCAGCAGAATAAAAACGGATTAAAATATGCAAAATGAATTCGCACGCGGGAAGGAGCTTGGGAGAAAGCACTTGGCCGCAATCATGCAGAGGGGAACGAAATGGCAGAACCGCCACATTCCCATCTACATAAGAGAAAATCTGTTGTTCCCTTTTTTCATAACAGAGTTTGGTAATGAAGAGCATCTGTATGTAATTCAGGCCCCTGTCAATGATTCAGAAAAGGTGCATTTTCTTCACTTCGCGCGGCGTCCACGCGATGAAAGTAATCCCCAAATTCCTAATCACTCATAATGAAGGCGCTTCACCAGGCATAACCTACATTGTACATACTCAATATCCTGCGTTCGTTGCAACAATACACCGTTTCAACGATTTAACTGCACTTGAGCAATTTACTGACACGGTTAACCATACCAATTTCTTTTACCTGAAAGATCTCCTGATTTGCCTTGAAGTCGTGCATTTTTTGAATGAGTTTTCACAAGTCCCTGACCGCTTTAGTTATACGCTAAAACGTGCTTTGAATTGGTACATTCATTCTCAAAATGAAGCCTGATTATTAGGCAGTTAAAAAAGTTGCACCCTTTTTCGAAAATCACCACTGACAACCGCCAGATAGACAGTGCGTTGTCAGTGGTGATTATAATTTTTGCCACAGAAATCCCTCTCTGAAGCCCGCCCTTTAACATTTTGGAAATTTCCATTTTGGAATTGGCGAATATCTGAAAGGGCTTTACATGAACTCCATATCGAAAGATCCGTAAGCGTAAGCAAGGTGTGGCTTCGATATGTAGACCGCATAGTAGTCGACGGTGTCACTGAGGTGAGTGGCGTTCTCTTGGTTGGTGGTTGCTTTCTTCTCACTGCCCTTGTCCTTGTTGTAGTCGCCTGTGATGGGGGCCATCTGTATGGACGTGGTGGTACTACGGCCATACGTCTTACTGAAGCGGAACACCGTAGGTACTACATCACTGTCCTCTGATAGTATATCCTTCATTAGGGTATATACCTCATCTTTAGGTGGGTTATAATTAATGGGCACTACTACTACATCCCACCCATGGTCGGAGAATTCTTCCCCAAATTGACTGAAAAAAGTCTCCCAACTACCATCCGCTTTTTTTACCGAACCCGCCGATTTATTGTTCCCGTTACGGTCACCCGTTATGATTATACGTCTTTTACGGTGCTTCCTTCTTTCGAGCTCTTTGCGTAGTTGGATGGCCAACGTTTGGGCCATGGTCTTGTCATTATCGGGCTCTTTCACAAACTGGTCAAACGCCATCCTGTGCAGGTGGGTGTTTGGGTTATGCTGCCAGTTGGTACAGCTCGTAAAGTGCGCATTAAAATCCACTACCGTAACCAGCTCCTGGTTGGGGTCATAAAGCTCCTCCTCATCCAAATCAGTATGGCGCTCATAATCAAAGGCAGGATAATAGCAGTTTGGAAGGCGGGAAATTCGCTTTCCATTCACCTCCACTTCGTATTCAATCTTCAGGAGTTTTTTCTTGAGGTTTTCAATAAAATTGGGCGGCAAAAACAGCACATTATCCCGGGTCGTTATCGTCGTAAAATAATAACGGTCACTTTCGGAGGCCATTAATTTTTCGATTTCATACATCCAGTCGCCGCCGCTCCCGTAAGATGGGCTGGAAAAAAAAGCGAAAAGATGGTGCCAGTTAGATTCAAACTTTCCAACGTTGGCCCGCAGGCGTCCCTCCAAAATCTTCAGCCATTCCCTTTTAAATAAAAGCGCCTCATCCATAAAGGCAAAATCATCGTTTCTCCCCCGGTGCAAATCTGCGTTCAGTTTGTAGCCGCAGACCTCCATCACCCACCCGTTGGGAAACGAAATACAGTTTTCCCAATCGTCAGGCTCTTGCCATGGGCGGTCCCAATCGGGCGGCGGTTCTTTCCATAGGCAATAATCGCCCTCTCCCGTGGCGAAGTTGTACGGTATGAGGTTAAAATGCTCACGCCATACCGACTTCACCCCCGGAAAAATACTCCGCTTAAACTGCTTCACCGTATTACAGGCAAATTGCCCCTTAGCCATCGGCAAATCCTCCTTGGAGCAAAGGATAGCGAAGCCCATCACAAACGACTTCCCCGATCCAATCCCGCCCACGATCCCCGCCGTCTTTACGCCTTTTGCGGTGAGGTTATAAAATACCCCTTCGATGAAGTCCGCCTGCTTGTCATTCAGTTCAAACTCCACCGTATCATCGTCAATCCAGTTGCTCATATTCGGCCTCCTCGTCTATTTGGTCCTTCGTTACATTCCCATTCACCACCGTCGTTCTGCGTTTTACCACGATTTTCGTCGGCTTTTTCTTATCACCTACCATGCGCGAGGTATCATAAGCGCCGTCGATGGTCGCCGCTTCTTTCATCAGGCCTCGGTATTCCTTCAGGAGCATGGCCACTTCTTTGATGGTAGAGGTGTCGATGTTCATCTTTACGCCCAAAAAATCCATGTCCTCACTCAGTGGGGCCCCAATAAGCTCACCGATTTTTTCCATCACCATCTTGGCCGCGCCTCTAAACTGCTCGGCATAAATGTACTTGATGCCGTCGCGGTTGCGCAGCTGGCGCAGCTCCGCAAACACCTCATAACTCATCGCCAATATCTCGCGGGCCCGGCGCTCCATCACCTTGCTCGTGGGGTGGTTCTTGAGCATCCTGATCACTTCCGTATCCGAGTAGCCATCTTTAAGCCACGCCCGGCAAATGTCCAGCTTTTCAAAAGTCTCCTCCTGCGTGGGCGTGAGTTCATCCCCGTTTAGCAGGTGCTTTCGATAAACGTCCATTTCTTGGTAGACTTTCTCAAGGTATTTATTGTGTTGTCTCATACTTAATTCTGGTGATTTGAGCCTGTAAATCCATTTTATGGGCCTTCATGCGGGCCAATTCCTCCTCCCATGCGGAGGCTTTTTTGTGGTCTGGGTTATCGGCGAGCTTCTTGGTATATTTCACTATGTTGACGTTGATGCGCTGAAGCTCCACGCGCAGCTCCGCTTCCGAGCCCGATACTTCAGGGGAAATTTTCTTGGGTTGCGCCTCCGGAAACCGCCCAAACTTCTGAAAATGCTCCACCCTCAGCCTGATTGCCTTCCAGCCTTTGCGCAGGTCCAGGATCTTCTCGATGATGGGCTTCACCCCCGCCACGTCATCATCCCTGAAAGTGTGCAGCTCATTCGATAAAAGAGCAGCTTCCTGATGCAGGCGGTCGGCCTGCACAAGAAGCTGCTCGTACTCGTTTAGAGCCAGATTAGTTGCTACTCCGTCTCGTTTTTTTTTGCGTCTTCTTCGGCATTTGCCGCGTTTTCAGCTGGTTTTTCGTCAGCACCTTCAGCCTTCTGATCAGCGCTGGCCTCACCCTTTTCTTCGGGTTTTTCTGGCTCAGGCTGCTTCTTTACAGGAGCTTTCGTTTCCTTTTTGGGCGCAGCTTTTGGCTCTGCTTTTTTAGGGTCATTTGCTGGCTCTTTCACCGGCTCGGCTACTTCTTCACCTTTGGCGGCTTCGAGCGCTTCTTTGGCCTGCTTAAGTAAGGCGGCCGTCACTTCGCTGCCGATGGCATCATGACGCATCTGCGCCAGCTGCACATTTCCTTCCAGTCGTTGGATATGTTCCATTAAGATTTTAAATTTTTAGGTTTGACTTCCGTTTCCACTACGGCAGCGGGCTCCGCCTTGGCTTCAAAAAAAGCCTGGTAGTTTTCCCCCAAACCATACACCCACTCCAGATCGCTCTGGGGAGTGTCAGGGGTCAGTACCACCGATTTATCTTTGCCAGCCACTACCTTGGTGCCGACAAAAGCCTTTTTTACTTTGAGCATGATTTAACAGAAAAAAAGCGCAGTTTGGCCCGTTTTCACCACCAAACTGCGCCTAAGTGAAATTATACAAGCGCCTCCACCAAGAAGGTCACGTCGTCGGCCATTGGCACGGGCATCGTAGTGAGTCCGTCGTTTTTCGCACGGATTGTAATATCCTTACGAGCATTCCCTTTTTCAGGAGAAGCACCCACCGCCTCGAGCATGAAGGGCACGTATTTCTGGCCAAGGTAGTAGCGAGAGCCATCATTGCCTTCAATGACCAGATTGACCGGTACTTCATACAGGCGTGTCACAAACTTTACATTATCCTTGTTGACACCCAATATCTTAAACTCAAAACCCTGCGTAAAGCCCGCCCCGGGTTTCATCTCAAAATCCCACTTCGTCGTATCATACCAAGCTTCCACTTCAATCGCCTTTTTGGTGGCTTTTAAAGGGATAGCCCCTACGCCTGCCAGCTCTCCATTCGTCACCAGCATATCGTAGTTGACGGGTTCGCTCTCAAGGTCATCCGTAAAAATGATATAAAGGCGCTTCGAGCCTCCAAGCTCCGGCTTCTGGTACTTACGCTTCACCCCCACCAACGCCGTAAAGGCCAACGTCGGAGCCGTCAGGCCCAAGCCCGTCTCATCACCCAACACGTCGGTACCAACCACGTAGGCCAACACCATGGCCAAGGCTAATCCTAAAAAAATCCCTAATTTTTTCATTGCGGTCAATAATTGATTGTTAAAAAAAAGTGTAAAAACTGAGTGGGCATTGCGCCCACCCTACTTTGTGTTTTGCCCCGATGATTAGTCAGTGCGGGTGTTCATAAACAGATACTTCCCTACGCCGTAGTTCACATCCGCCGAAAACATAAAGTTGGTTTCCCAGCCCTTCACGTTCTCGACCATCTTGGCGTTGAAATTCTGGTAGTTTTCGTTCAACACGAAAAACAAGTTCTTCGGCAAGCTGATAAACATGAAGCGCTTGTTGCTAAGGCCAAGCTCAATCTTGATGCTGATGTTAGGAAAATCATCCAACACCGTCGGCTGCTCACTCAATGAAATCGTGTTGGGCGATTTAGCTCTACGGGTTTCTTTATACAATCGGTAAGTCACTGGCGACATGTAGATCTTCATTGGCCGCCCCGCAATATCCGGATTAAGCTCCGTAAGCTGCGCCAGCGCATTGGCCTGATCGTACACATCCGCATCAAACTCCACCCCCGTCAGTGCATTGGTCAGGATGTTACCCGTAGGGATATCACCACCCACGCCACGCCCTTCGGCAAACTTGTACAAAAGACCGTTCATCACCGTCAACGAACCACTTCCAGCAGGGTTTTTCACGCCTCTGAAAGTAGAGTTGTACGCCAAATCACGCCCCGCTTTGTTCAAAATCTGCTCCGCAAAAAACAACGGCCACGGGTTAGCGATCAAATCGTTCAGGTTCTTGAAGCCAATCACGTTTTTGAGATACGTGCGGTAAAAATTGATCAGGTCGCTCCGACGAAGCGACAAGTCAATGTCGATGTCGTTAAAAGTCGGCAAACGAGCCCCAAACTTTACGGCATCCGCCGAAGGATCAAAATCATCGCTGGCCACGCGCATGATGTCCATTACTTCCATCGACAGCAGCGGTGTGCGGTCGTCCTGCTCACGCACTTCAAAATCATCACGGATTTTCCCCCAGCCATCGGCCAAGTAAGTGTTCATGATTTCGGGCGTGTTGCTGATGGTTTCAGCAAGCTCAGTAGGCAAGTTGTCAAACTTCACTGAGTTAACTAGGTTGTTAGCTATAAGGCTCATTTTTTTTAAATCTTACCGCCCTTGCGGCTGTTAATAGGTGAAAAATTGAAACGTTTTAAGCACGCTTAGCCTTGAGGGTTGTTGCGCTTCCAGATCTCGGCGGCCACGCCCATCGGCGAGTCGGCGGCTACATTGGCCAATGACTGCTGGCCACGACTGGAGGCATCGGCTCCCGGTAGCGCCACGCCCGCATTCTGGGCCGTCTTAAAATAACTTTCGTACGTCGCCTGCTTCGTGGCTATGCCGTCCACTTTCTGCGTCAACGCCTGGACTGCCCCCATCAGCGCCTGCATAGGGTCAGCGCTCTGAGTGGGAGCCGCTTCAGCCGCCGCCTGTGGAGCGGGTGCCGCAGAAGTAGTCGGAGCGGGTGGGGTTGCAGTTTGGGCCGCAGTTTGGGCTGCTGCTGTTGTGCCTACACCAGCCACCGCGCCAATGCCCGTCGTCGCCTGCACTGCCTCTAGCGTCTCCTCCTGCGAGAGCGTCGCTGCTTTGTGCGTCAGCTCGGTGTATTCTTCAGGTGTTAGGGCCTCCGAGATTTTTTTGTGTAGGCCTCCAAACATCACTTCCAAAACAGACTTCTTGTTCTTATTCATGGTTTTATAATAAAAATTGGTGATTGCTTATTTTGTGCCTTTGGCAAGTGTGGCCACTCGGTTGATGGCCTGCGCCAAGCTGCCCGTGCGGTCGGCCAAGCCCACCGCTATGGCGTCTTTCGGGCCAAACATCTTACCAGTCAGGGCCTCCGATTTTACCTTGCCCATGCGGCCGCGCTTTACGATGCCCTCAAACTCCTTCTGAGCCGCATCTACCACCGCCTGAAGCTCCGCCCGGGCTTCGGTGGTGAGCTCTTCCAGTGGGTTGATTCGGGCTTTATCTGGCGATTTTTGCGCCCGGATTATCTCCCACTTGATACCCTGTTGCTTGAGGCTTTCGGCATAGTTTTGATAAAACAGGATCGTACCCACACTCCCCATTTGGGAGGTGCTGCTGTCTTCCATCCATTGCTCATCGGCATGGGCCGTTACGAGTACCCCCGCGCTGGCGCAGTAGTTGGTCCAGTTCAGAATAGGTTTGGGGAAATTCTCCACGGCCGCCGCCAAGATGGGCGCGCCATCGGCTGTGCCGCCACCGGTGTTGGTTTTCAGTACAGCTCCTACGTACCGCTCGTCCTGAGCGGCACTGTTGAGCAGCGCCGCCAGCCACTCATAGCCGGGCGTGTAGTATCCTGCCCGTGAGAGCGGCCCCTCGATGGGCAACACCAGTACTTTTTGGTTGGTCGAATAATACTCCGTAAAGTACTGATTCCAGGACTGCTCCCGGGTCAATCCCTGAAGCACCAGTCCCGTCACCCGCAGCGGGTCGGCCCAAGTCGGTCCCTGCCCCGCCACACTGTTAAAGCTCTGTAGGTGTTCTCCGATTACATGCGCAATAATTGGTTTCATTCTCGTAATAAAATTTCACGCTACGAAGATGAAGCCCCATTTTCCAAGCTAAAAGGACGAAAAAAGCCCAACCGCATCGCAGTCAGGCTTTCTGTTATGTTTACCCCGCAGCGGCGGACCGCCACCAAAATCAGTTCTTCCAATTCACCCACCCAAACGCCCTCACGTAGCCATACATTATCCAAACCTGCCAAGCTGGCACATTGCATTGCTTGAGCAACTCTCGCCAAAACAAATCCACCTCCCTGCGCGTAGCCTTCACTGGCTTATGCTCGTACAAATAATCATGCACCACGCAGGCATTGGCGGTACGTCCATGTGGCGGTATCAACCAAAAGAACAACTGCGGCACACTGGCAAAGTCAGAGACGTACCCCGCAGGAATCATAAACCGCCCATAGTCATTCAACGAGCAGCGCACCCGCACTGGCTGCACTACTTCCCACCAATCCGATTTACCGCTATTGTGTTTTTTCAGAAGTATCTCCGGGTACCTCGTTGGCATTGTTTTCAGTAGTTTCAAGTTTAGCTTTCGCACGCTTTTCACCCTTTTCCAAAATAGTAGAAATTGAAAGCTGCTGACTAAGGGTACACTCTTGAAGAATAGCCCCCAACAATTGCTTTTCTTCAGGAGAAATTATGACTGTGGTACATTCTTTATTGTTCTCCATTTTCGATAGGGGGATTTATGGCCGTTAGGTTATCCCAGCCAGCCTGTTGAAAAAATTGATTAACGAAAGCCAGCGTTTCTTCCGAAACCTGTCCCGCTACAAACTCCGATATTTTTGCATATACCGAAAAGGGAATCGGAGCCAAACCACTCTCCCGAACTCGACCGTTCGCGTCTCGCAGCTCGTAGAAAATTTCTTGAAAAATCATCTTCGTCTCTGGCGCAACCTCTTTCGAGAATGGCGCTCCAGTGGTTCGGATATTGAGCGACACCACCGCTGGCATCACTACAGGAATGAGGTTAATTGTAGTCATAATGATAGAAAAAAGAATTAATGAAGGTTAGCCCATGCTCCAGCGGCATATACTCTAAGTTTTCCTAAGGTGGAATCATAGTAGGTATCACCATTTTCAGGAGAACTGGGAGCGGCCGAAAGCGGCACAAATCGAACCGCTCCCGTATCTTTGATGGTCATCCGATTAGCCCACCCTACACCTCCAATGAAATTCCAAAATGCTATTCCGCCCGTAGGAGTCATCTGCATGTTCATCGCATAAGTCGTACCGCCCGAGATATTTTGCTGATAGAAGGTGTTTGAAATCGTTGTCGACCCATTTTTTCGCAAATAAAACATCTCATCACTTGTCACGCCCAGACTCGAATACATCGCACCCATCACCTGAAATTTCCCCATTCCAATATCCGAGCCGCCCACGATAACATTGCCGTTACCGCGAATACGCATTAACTCATTAGAAGAAAGAGCCCCATTTCCAGCATAGAAGATATGGTCTGCGCCCAAAGTAGCGACTTGATACCGCATCACCGCCGAGTTGAGGCCAAAGCCGTAGAATTGATGGTCATTTTCTGCGTCAACCCAAAGGGATATTTTTTTATTCCCTAAGGTATTCCCTTGTCGAATATGACCATTCACAAACAGTGCAGAGCCGTAATTGGTACGGTCGGTACCAACACCTATGTGCAGATTTGCTGGCAACCAAGCGTTGCCACCCATTATTTGAAAGCGTTCTGTTCTGGCAACGCCATCTCGAAAGCTAAATTTTGTATTAGCAAAAACATCCCAAAATTCCATCTCTGGGGCCGCCCCGCCAACATTCACAGTTTTTACGGATGCCTCCAGATAATCGTTGGTCAATCCAAAGACAGCGCCGTTCGTACCCCACATTTCAAGACCTTTAGGGGTACTAAAGGTTTTTTTGGGTGACTTTAAAAAATCCAACCCAAATGTCTCATCTACCTTATTGTACGTTTCTTCCGATACCTTATAAAGCAATTCCCGTAGGGAGGTAGCCGAGTTCAACCGGTTATTACTCGTAAAAACATTGGCAGCTATCCAAGCTTTTAATTCTGTCAGTGTCATGGCTTATGCGTTAAAACTCAAATCAAACTCAATCGTAAACTCCGCCTCGCCCAGCGTTTCAAAATCGGCGCGGGTCATGGCGAGTGCCGGATGCCACGCCTGCCCGCTCAGGCTTATGCGTACATCATTGTGGTTGCCGCTGGCTCTGCCCCACGTGAGCAGGAGCGGCAGCTCAGGCGTACCCACTACCAACACCTCCTCTGTTTGGAGAGGTACCACCGCCACCCACCGTATCTGCGCGGCTGTCATCAGCCACGCCATCATCAGGCCGTCAGGTTTTATCAGCCGCGTCTCAATGGCGCTGGTGATCAGCCCACCGTCGTTGGTCCGAGTATAGCTTTCCGAAAAACTGCACTGCTTAGGCTTAAACTTCAGATCCGTACAGACCGTCCCCGCTTCCAGCTGCATATCATAGCCCGCTATGCTCCAGTTGCCGCCCATCGCCGCAGGCGGTACCATCACCAATTTATCAGCGGGTATCAATCGCAGCCCCACCGGATAATTGACAGCCATCATTTGCCCGTAGCCTCCCAGAGTCGTAGTTTCCATGCTACGAAAGTACAGCCCCGCGCCCCTTCTCAAAAGGACGGAATTTTAGCCTTTCAAGGCCGTTTCAGAAATTCAGAAATGGCCTTTTTTGGCGCAAAAAGGCACAAAAAAACCACCCAAACGGGTGGCCCTTTCTTGTTTTCTTTGGCCTTTCCTCAAAAAAAGTGGCCTTTTCTCGTTTTTATTGGCCCTATCCCGCAAAAATTTTCTGCCTTTTTTTAGAAATAGATTCCAGATAATCGCGGTAAATCTTGCGCATACTTTGCCAGTTTACATCGTTATCGATGTCAATGCCGTAGCGTTCCAAGAAGCACGTCACGTACGGCCCATAATCCCCGCCGATCAGTTCATGCTTGCCCCGTACTTCATTGATCAGCGCCGACCTAAACATCTCATCCAACTGCCGCGCCAAGCTATCCAGTTTATCGGGCGGCACATCATACACTTTCTCGTAGGTGGTGTACTGGATCGTCAGCAGGTTTTCTCCTTTCTTCACCTCCGGGTAAGTGTAGTTGTAAGGGATCGAGCGGCTGATGGCGTGAATCAGCCACCCCAGCTCTGATTTCTTATCTACTTTCACCACGCCCCTATCGTCGCAGCCGTATTCACCCTCAATAAATTTACGAACGTACACCGGTACTTTTAGTCTAACTCTTTTGACCATTTTTAAACGTATTTTGGCGAAAATACAAAAAATTACTTTCTCCCGAACGATGAAATTGCCCCAATCAACGAATCAAGTTTGCCCCCTTGATTTGAGCCATTCACGGCGTCTTTCACTTCATTGACCGCCGCCTGTACGCCCCCCAGTTTGTCGCCGAGGGTGTTGCTCATTGTGCCCACGCCCGCCGCCAGCAGCATCAGGCGCTCGTTGGTCTTTTTGCCTTCTTCCTGAATTCCCTCCAGTAGCTTGAGCTGCTTTTCTCCCTGCGCTTTGGCTTCAGCGTGGGCCGCATCGGCATCACCTCCCCCTTCTACGCTACCCGCATCAGCCGAGTATTCGCCCCCGCCAGCGCTTGCCTCCTGCGCGGCCGCTTCCTCCTCGGCCCGCCTTGCTTCTTCCTCCGCTTTTTTCTTTTTCTTACCGCCAAACAAAAACATATCCCGTTTCCAGTACGGAGATTCGGCTATTCCTCCATCTCTATACGCAGGGCCACGCAAATCCCCGCCAACGGGCTTGCGGCGCTGCCCGGGAGTGCGCGCATTCTGAAACATCTGTTGTATCAGTGGCATATTGGCCTCGGTCTGGTCTCTCGATATGATGGCCTCGTCACCTTCCATTTCTCCCACTTCGGAGCCCGTTTTTCGGTCAATGAGCGCAATGCCCCCGTCACCGTAGCGGCTGCCGTGCCGCCCTCCGCGTGGCACAAAGCCCCCGTGCGCAAAGCTCGGCTCTGGTTGCCGCTTTATCATCGCTACCTGTATGCCCGTCATCACCGCCGTCACGGCCGCAAAGACTAAGTTCAATGGAAAAAATCCCGAAGCCAGGGCTTTGATCGTGGCCAGTGCTCCGCTGATAAGTGCCGAGGCAATATCCGCTTTCTGCTGGGCTTTCCACGCCTGCCGTTTGGCGGCGGCTTCGCGGTCACGTGCCCGCTTATCTTCGGCCGCTATGCTGCTTTCAAGCTGCTTTTTGCTTTGGATTCGGGTCTGCTTTTCTAGCTCCAGCTTTTTTAGCTTTTCCCGCTTTTCCTTCTCTGCTTCGTCAATCTTGATTTTGCTTTCCTCCTTGGCCAACCGTATTTTTTCAGCTTGGTCCTGCTTGGCTTTGGCCAGCGTTTCCTTCGCCGCCGAGAGGTCGCCTTTTTTTACGTCATCGATGGCCTTCAGCTCGGCATCGCGCTGGAGCTCGGCCATCTCCTTCTTGGTTTTGAAGGTACTGTTGGCCAGATCTATTTTTGATTTGGCTTCAGTCGTGGCCAGATCGATCTTGGTTTTGGTTTCGCTTTCGGCCAGCTCCTTTTCGCTTTCAAACTTCGCTCTGGCTTCCTCCAGCAGCTTTTGCTTGGTGGCGCTGTCGATATCGGCCCGCATTTTGATGGCAGCTATCTCAGCGTCGCGGGCTATCTCGGCCGCATCTATTTTCTCCAGCTTTTCGTTGTTGGCCGCTTCAATGGCCTCCTGTTTTTTCTCTTTGATGAGCTCTATCTGCGCCGCCGTTTCTTCCTTCGCGGTTTGGATGATGCTGTCGGCATTGGCTTTGGCTTCGGCGGCTTTTTCGGCCGCGTTTTCTTTATACGACTCCAGTTGGGCATTGAGGGCGGAGGTGTTTTCAACGCTCGTCAGCTGCCGGTACTGCGCCTCCAGCGCCGATATATTCTGCTCACTCTGCGCCTTTATTTCCTGCACCTTGGCTTCGGCCTGCTCTTTCACGCCCCGCTTTTCGTCTTCGATACGCTCCAGCTCGGCCTTCTCTTTTTCGAGGCCCTCGGTCAGGATGGCCACTTTCTCGTCGCGCTCTTTTTTGGCCAGCTCTATTTCGCGCTGGGCTTTTCGTTGGGCCAGATCGTTCAGAAAGTTTACGGCAGCGGTGGCTATCTGTGCCACGGCCTCATACTTGGCCATATTCTCTTCAAGCCGCTTTTGCCAAGCCTCCTTTTCTCCCTTCACTAAGTTGCCCATGTGGGTCACAAAACCCACTAGGTCGCCCTTGAGCAGAGCCGTTATCCCATCACTTCCTTCTTTCCACTTTTGAATTCGGGCCTGCTTGGTTTCCTCCTCCAGTTTTTGAATTTGGTCGGTATGCTTCCGCATGGCCAAATCATCCTCGTTGCGGTAGCGGTCTCTGATGGCCTTCAGCGCCGCCTCCAGCTGCTGGGTGTCCGTTATCTCCCGCTTGGCCTTTGCTTCCGCTTCGGCCTGCTCTGCTTTGAGGGCTTCGCGTTTTAGGCGCAGCTCGGTATCCAGCCGCTCCTTGGCTACCTCCAGCAGCTTTTTGGCGTTGCCTTTGGCTTGGAGTTCTTTCCAGTCCAGCAGGGCCATTTCGGCCGCTTTTTCCTGCTCTCTGATAAATTTAGCCGCTTCTTCCCGCTTTTGGGCTGCTTCGGCCTCGGCTTTTTTCTGCTTTTCCCTTGCTTCCGCTTTCGCTTTTTCGATGTCTGCGTCGGCCGTTTTGTTGATGGCCACGCGGGCACGCTCTTTGATGGTTTCGTCGGCCAGTGAGTCATTGACCTCCTTCAGGCGTTTGCGGCGCTTTTCATTGATTTTGGCCTCCTCGGTTTTGATGGAGCTGTCGGCCACGATCTGGTCATGCTCCGCATTGAGTTGCTCCAGCAGTTCGAGGGCTTTGGCGTTGGCATCTTTTACATCTTCGAGGTGTTTTGCTTCTTGTTTCAGCCGTTTTTCCTCGGCTTTTTTGGCCGCTTTTTCCCGCTTCTCCAGTGCTTTTTTCTGCTCTTCGGTCAGGGCATTTTGGCGTTTGTTCTCCGTGGTTTCAGCCGCGAGCACTGCCTGCGCTTCGTCCTTTTTGGGTTGGTCCACAAAGGTTTCCGTCCACCCTTTTTTGATTTTATCAAAAGTAGAGGTGGCATGAGTGCCTACATTCGTGAAGTTCTTCTTTGATTTTTCAAACGATTCTGCCGCGCCTTTGAAGTCGCCCATGAGTACCTTGGCCACGGCCTTGCCTCCTTCTACCAGCCCCGCCATTGCATCATAAACCATCGTCAGTACTCCTATCATCATCTGCGTGGGCATGAGCATACCCCTAAATACCATCGCCACTCCCTTCATCACGTTCTGAAGGGATACGCCGCCGCTGTTAAAATTGGGAAACAGTGTCCGGATATAGGTCATAAACGAGCCCGCCAAATCCCCCACGGCATCGTACATATCCTGAAATACCTCCACCACGGGGTCACTGGCCTCCACCAGATTCTGAAGCCACTCAATGCCCTTACCAATGGTGTTCAGGATGGCCACAAATACGGGTGCCAGTTTCTGCCCGATGGTCACCTTCAGGGCATCCATGGCATCGTCGATGTTGGATACTTTCCCGTTCAGTGAGTCCATTTGCTGCGAAGCATAGCCCATGGTACCAGGGAGTTTGCCCATCTCCACCGCCAGCTGAAGCGCCCCTTTTTCGGTCCGTTCAAACGACTTCGTCACGCCCCCAATCGTGGCCGTAATTTTATCGCCGCTGGTCTTGACCTTCACCCCAAACTCACTCCAACGCTCGTTGTTGTTTACGTCAAGAATGGCCTCCCCGAGTTGAGAAAGTGATAACCTGGACTTGGATGAAAAATCTATCAGGCGCTTCATTTGCTCCTCGCTCGGCCTGAGCCCACGGTTAGCGAGCGCAATGTATCCTTTGGTAATTTCATCCAGCGTCATGGGTGAGTCCTTGGCCAGCTTCGCCAACGCCTTCATGCTGGAGGCCGCCGCCTTTTCGGCCTCGGTCTTGTTCATCGTGGCGCGGTACGTAGCCGCCAATGATTTATTGTAGCCCTCAAACTTGGCCGTCGTGTCAAAAATGGCCTTGCCGATTCCTATCACATACTGCACCGCCTGAAGCGCAATAAACGCCTTAAATACCGTAGCTATGCCCGTCACTCCGGTGCTTACCTTCTGCCAAAGTGTAGGTTTTCCCAAATCTTCAGCCCCTTTTTTGATAAGCCCAGCCTCAGTCTTTACTTTAGCAAGCTGTGCTTCAGCCTCCTTGAGTCGCTTAACAGCCTCATTGGTTTTGAGCATACCCAGCGGAATATTAGCAACCTCTTTTTTCAGGTCACTGACGTGCTTGGTGAGCTGCTTCACGGTCATTTCACCCACGTCCATCGTCTTGAGGGCCTTGGCGGCATTCTTAGCCTGATCTTCTACGCCCTTCAGCTCGGTTTTGTACTTCTTCCAGTTTTCCGAACCTTTCCCGCCTGATTTTTCAATATCAGAGAGTGTTTTGCGCAGGTCTTTGGCCCGTAGGTTTAGGTCGTCAATTTCCTTCTTGGAGTTACCCATCCCAAGGGTGACGCCCAAGTTTAATTCATCACTGTTCATAGCTTATTTTTTTCGGGCGAGTTTGGTGTCACGGGCATTCCAAGCGGCTTGTATTCGAGCGGCATTGACTGGCTCTGGTACCGAGATGCGCACCTCGTACCCAAATGCCTCTTTGAAGGCAGTGGCCGTGTAGCTTGCCACGTACTCCCGCATGTTTTCGTAGAATACCCCCAGCATGATTTTGAGAGGGTCGTTGTAAATACCCCGGTAACCGCGCTTTACGTTGGGCTCCGCCTTGAGGTGGTACTGAATCCCGCGCGCTACCCGGTAAATACCCTGAATCTCACTGGACTTCTGTAGGCCGTTTTGCATTCCTGGCACAAACGGAAATTTGCCCAGCCCCTGCCGCTCCACCCAATCCACCAATGGCCCAATGGGCGGGATGGTACTGTAGCGCAGCTGCTTCATGTCTTTGATTCGCAGCAGCTCCGAGTAGTACACGTGGCCCGTAATGAAGCCCGAGCCCACTTCAATAGCTCCCTCCCTTATGGAGTCGGCCAGCGCGTCGGTATCTACCAAGCCCTCCCGCCGTACCGCATCACGAAAAGCCCTCGCCGATTGCCGCACGAAGTCCTCTAAGATTTTCTTAATAATGGGGTTGTTTTCAATAGGTACCATGGCAGCGCATCAGATTGATTCACGCTACGAAGAAAAAAGGCCACGATGCAGTAAAAAAGGACAGGAAAATGGCTGTAGGTCTGCCCCTATATTTCTTGATTAGATTATCGTGAAGCTTTCTGAAGTAGTTACTTTTGAGATAGCTAGGACAGGTTAATCAACTTTAAAACCCTAGTTTTATAAAAATGAAAATTTTATTTACAGGCCGACCCATTGAGACGCCCAATGCAATCGGATTCGAGTTTGTGACAACAGATTGTTTCCCCAATTATTCGGACACGATTTATGTAAACGTATCCCCCAATTACCATCATCTCAATGCCGATCAAACAGAGCAATATCGGCGCGAGAAGTTTGCAGGCCTCATTCTTTATTTACAAGAGTTTGATAGCAAAGGGACTATCCCGATTGTTAATGAAGGGAAAATCTATCAGATTCCCAGAATTTTGGAGTGCGCAGTTGAGCCCAAAAACTTTTTTTGGAGATTTGATGATCCCGATGAAGAATTGTTAAAGGACCTGAGGCAATGTTTAGAATCAGGGAATTTCCATCCTGAGTAAACTACTTTTTTGAAACTATAAAATTGGAAGTACATGATATATTTTGACGCTCCCCCCAATCAGCAAGGCAGTTACTGTCTCGCTGATTGGTAATTCAGACGAAGTTGATTCACGCTACGATGAAAATAGGCCATTATTCCGCAAAAAAGACAACAATTCAGGTGTTACTCAAATACAGTACAGCCTAGTAGTGGATTTCTGCTTTTTACAAGGCAATAAGCATATTTGAATTCATGTCGCTATTGGAGCTGACGCTAAGTATCTAATCCTGTATATCATCATTAGCTGTAAGGGTAAAGATAATCCACCAATAAGCGCTGTTTATTAATTCAGATGTATCTTTGCAAAACTTAAAAAATTCAAATGGAAGGAGAGAAAAAAAAGAGAAAAAGAATTGAGAGATCAGGTCTAAGCTCTGGTCTAAGAAAAGGGGATTTGATTAGAGCAGTTCTCCCTGGTGTTAAAGGTAGACACATTTGCATCATACTTGAAGATGAATCCGCAGATATAAATAGTCATCTGACATGTATCGCTGTTTGTAATTTTACTGGAAGTAATATTCCAGAAGGAGAATACGCGATAAATATATCTAAATACGATCTACCAGACCATTGGTTTGAAGAAAAAAAAGCTGACTCTTGGATACGATGCAATGAAAAAGATTGTGTAAAAAGCTATGAAGTCAGTGGCAATGATAAGCTTGGAAATATTAGACAAGCTTATCCCCAACTTTGGGATGATGTTTGTAAGGCGGTTCATAGTTGTCCAATTTCAGAGCGGTTAAAAAGCGCATGCAATTGTTCCTTCGAGGAGATTGATAGAAAAGTAAAAGAAGGGACTGCCAAGCCGTCTGACTGTGGTTGTAGACAATAAACTTAGTTTTCATAATCCATCCAATTTCGTTTCATCTCAATTACCATCTCCCAATCAACAGCGCTGGCACCGTCCTAGAAATCGGCAACTCAGGCGCAATCGAAGCAATGATATAATCCACGCCATTCATGTGGTATTTGGCCCGAAATTCATGGTCTTGCAGCAGTTCGCCGATGCGATTGATTCACGCTACGAAGAAAAAAGGCCACGATGCCACAAAAAGGAAAGGAATTCAGGCGTTGCTTAGAGGCAGTACTGCTTAGTAGTGGGCAACTTTTGTGAAGTTCTCAAAGAGAAAAGTCAATTGAAAAAAGCATTTTTGTTTTGTCACCCCTAGTTATGATTGACACAGTGTCTGGTATGACCAGTTCTGTTTTTGTACTGTGTTTAAGGATAATTTCAGGACATTATTCATTTTAACAAGTGATCTAGTTTAACCTCTTTAGAAAAAGGAATGTGCCTTGAATCATTCATAACGTCTTTCTTTAGCTCCTCAAAATAACTTTTAGTGAATTCAACGGTATACTCTTTTTTATCTATGTTTGCATTATAAAAATCACATTTAGGATAGCCCATTCTGCTTATTAAATACTGAATATTTAGCCTATCTCTTTTATTACACCTTGTCCCAAAATTTACTTCTACTAAAGCCTCTAGAAAAAAATCAGCATTCTTACTCCTTTCCATTACAAAACGAATCTCCCTTTCGTATTCCCAGTGTCTAGATTTTCGTAATAATGTCTTACTGACAGACTCTTGAGGGTGTTTTAAATCAAAATAAAAAGGAGTATCACTATATTCAACTTCCTCATATTGATTAAATTTCTTTATCATTAGGTCATAATCGAAACCTAAACATACTCCTTTATGGCTATCTGCATAGTGACTCCATAACAATAGATTATTTTTCTCTTTGGTAAAACAGCATATTCCAAAATTATTTATCCAATCTCTAAACATGTTAATGAAAGGCTGAACAAACTCCTTAGGGTTCTCCTTAAATGCTGCAAGATATTTTTCTCTGGATTCTTCTGAAAAATAAGCATCCAGAAACACTTTAAAGTCTTCTATAGGAATGTCTTCAAGTACCGTCATATGACAATCATACGGGTCATTGAATTGATTGATAGATGAAAAGAAAAGCTGATTACTTATTAAAGTGTCATATAAGTATTGATTCACCCTGAAATATTTGTATATAATTTTTGTCATTTCTGCATTGATTTAATGGATTGCGTAAAACGCTCAAATATGCAAAAAGTTTATTTTATTTCTAACGCGTATTCTTGTTTATGCCCAAATTATGCACTTTTTGTAAAATAACCTGTTTTGAAGTAATTTTAGAACGTTCTTTCAAATTGAAAAGCTAAAAATGATATAATTATATGGTTGACGAGATATTGAAGGATTCCTTTTTAGGTATGCTGCAAATCATGCAAGCTGACATGATTAAGTTATCTGATGTTGCTGAAACGTCAGCCAGAGAAGAAGCTATGAAAATAGTTAATTCAGGGAGAGGATATCATACTACATCATCAATTGGTCATAATTTATCTTATGCTGGCACTGTACACTCTAAACTTACAGCGCCATTGGCAATGACTTGCTTTGCTATTATGGATGTAATTGGTAAAATTCTTGACAACTGTATTATCAAACTGGACGATAATGATTCAGCTTCGAGCGGTTCTTTTATAAATCATGCACGGGAATTTGAAAAGTTCATCAATAGAGACTATTTGAAAAATCCTAAGACTGCCGAAAAGTTTCAGGATGCTTTTCGGCATTCAATGGCTCATTGCTTCCTGCCAGGTTCTACAAAAAGGGTCGCCTACGAAATAACTTATCACTATGAATTTGCAAACGAACCCTTGATTTTTGACAGAGGAACGGAATATGTACTTAATGTCAAATGCCTATCGGCTATGACTCAAAATGTATTGGAGAAACTAATTACTATGACTAAATTAGCACAAAAAGAAGATCAGGTAGTGGTTGATAAAATCGTTGAAAGTTTCGAACTTGTTATAAAACAAGCAAGTCAGAAACTTGAACATCTTGAAGATAATTAGACTTAGGCTTTTTTTTTCTGATTACGATTAGGCTCCCCTATGCCCTCATTTACGTTTTTCTTATCATAGAATTCCAGACAAACTTCAAGGATTTCTTTAATAACGAACTCAACTGACAATAAAATCATAGCCCCCCAACCAGTAGCGCTGGTACCGTCCTAGAAATCGGTAACTCAGGCACAATCGAAGCAATGATATAATCCACGCCATTCATGTGGTACTTAGCGCCAAAGTCGAGCTGAGCCAGATCACTCTCCTTCAGAATCAAATCTGTTTTGAGGTAAAACGCCGTTGCCTTCATGGCTTCGGTAAGCTTCCAGTACTTGGCGGCCAGCCCCGTAGCCCCGCCCCAATACAGCGATATGCCGTCCTTTTCGGGCAAAGCCCTTGGGTACGCGGCACTGATGCCATGCCAAAACAATAGCCGTGGCGCAAACTTATTGGTGTTTTGCGCAAACAACTCCGTACTACCAGGTTGTTTGGCCGTGGCCAAGCCCGTACCCGCGTCGGTGAGCAGCGTCGAAAACTTACTCTTCAGCGGCGCTACGCCCGTCGGCTCGGCAAGCTCAGGCGTGAGGTAGTCAGCCATCAGAGCGGGTTTATCTTTCATGAGGCCGTCGCCGCCGTCGAGGTCGCTGCCGAGCTGGAGGCGTCGGTTCATCTCCGGGGTTTTGATACCTCCCGCCACAAGTTTGGGCGTCCAGTTTTTGGTCGTGACGGCCGTGAGCCTATCACCCCAAAAATCAATCTTCAGCTTTTTTTCGGGAGCGTTAAACGTAAACATCAAGTTAGGCAGTTTGCGCAGCTCAATAAACAGCTGCTCCAGCGTCAGTTCGGGTAGGTGGTTTTTTACAGTCACGGCCGCCGCGCCATCCAGCGCCCGCGTGTTGTAGATGGTCAGCGTCTGCCAGACGGGGTGCGTCAGAAAATCCCCCTCGATGGTCGTACCCGTCAGGGCCGCAATCTTCAGCAGCAGCCACTTCACCATGACCATCGGCACCTTGGGGCCCGCAGCAGTATAGGCTCCGCCCGTATAATCATTGACCTTGCCCGAGTAGCTCACGCTCCCGCCGTTGGTACCATAGTAGTCAGGGTTTAGGATGGTAGGAAAACAGCACACCGTCCCGAGCGCATCCGATAGCGTGGGGGTCAGTACTGGCGGTACCGCCACGCTCCCAAAATCAATCTCGGTGAGCAGCTTGGTTTGGTAGTCGCCAAAAAAGCGCCCAAGCCTGTCCGTAAAAGCCCCCCGATAGCCGCCGCGCTCGTCGGCTTCGGTAAGCACAAAGTACCCCGCCCGAATCAGCTCCCCGCCATAAAACTGCTCACACTCAAACTCCCCCAGCGCCACGCTGGCCTGCGGCTCCTGGTAATAGTTGAAGATCCGCTGGTTACCTGCCGAAAACGGAATGTTCGGAAAGCTCGCCTTGCTGCTCTCAATGCGGTCATAGAGCAAATAAGGGTTATTAAACTCCCACAGCACTTTGGTCTTGGGCGTAAGGTCCAGCAGTTGGCCGTTGATGCGTACTCCTATCATGCGTTTTCGACGGTAACGGTAAGCGGGTGATCAGAACTATTGATGACCACGTTCTCAAACAAAAACAAGCCATTGTTGGAGAATGCAATCGAACGATTTTTGGATAAAATCCTAAGCACCCCTGCTTTCTTGGGTGAGCCTGATGGATACGCTACCCGGCATTGGATGGTATAAGTACCAGGCGCGTAGGTCTGCGGAGAGGTCTGCTCTCCTCCCGGTGAGGTATTGGGGACAATATCCGCGCCCGAGCCTGCAATGGCCACAATCCCCGCCACACTACCGCCGCTGTCGGTGGCGTTGTTGTCCACCCTGAAGGCAAACGGCGTGCTGTTGGCCGTGCAGCTGCCATTAGCATCGGCGTAGGCTTGCGTATTGAGGGCGGCATATTCAGCCTCGGCCAGCGCATCGGCATCGCCTGGGCTCTCGCCGCCGTACTTACCCGCCGCAATCACAATCGTGACTGGCCCGCCAATGTACCCCACCCCGCAGTTGCTGCGGTTAAAAGTCCCTACTCTCGAGATGGCCGCGTTGGGGTAAGGCGTCTCTCCTACCGTAATGGATCCACTCACGATTGGCTCAATATAATCAGGGTCGCCGGGGGTGTTGGGCTTGCGCGTCACGGGCTTGTAAAGTTCTTCGGTATCGATGTAGACCTTTTCCAATTGCGCAAAGATGACCTCACCCGTGCGCTTGCCAAATTCGTCCAGGATATAGCGCAGATTTAGGCCACGCCAGCGGGTGGGCCGCGTGGGCTGCGGTGGCGAGGGTGCCATCCGGCTGAAGTTGGCCGTGGTTTCTCCCATCTCAAAGGTCATGGTGCGGGCTTCTACGCGGCGCTCATCACTGCCGTAGTCGAGTTGGTTGGTGGTCAGGCGCAGGCTTTCAAAGCCCTTCGGGGTGTGCAAGTACCGCACTGGGCTCAGCAGCAGCTCTTGCAGGCACTGCACGTGCGTGGCCGCATCCTGCCGAAAGTTACCCGTCGACACCGTCAGGCTTCGGTCGCCCTCGCTACTAATCACGATCAGCTCGGGTACCGTCGAGGTGTTCAGATCCCGCTCCGCAAGTGTTTGGCGTACGCTGAGGCGCTCATTGCCCAGCCCTGTCAGGCGCAGGGTATCCCAGCCGCCGAGGCTGTTGAGGTACGTAATGTGCCGCTCGGCCAGCGTAGGCATGGCATCCAGCCAGTACCGCCGCACTTCCGAGAGCCGCAGGTCATTTTCATCCGTCAGCCATACTTCGTAGTACTTGGCGTTGGTGGGTATGTCAAGTACGGCAGCTCCCGCCGGACATTGGATGATCGACAGCAGCGGTGGCCGAGCTACGGTCATTTTGGTGCTCACGGTCGGCTCGGTGCCGTCGTTGTACGTGACCCATGCGCGCAGGCGTACTTCGGCGGGCAGTGGGGTGAAGTTGAGCACAAAAGAGAGGTATTCTTCCTGGGCGCGGCTTACCAGACGGTCGTTGGGTAGCCACGTCAGAAACTGCCGCGCATCGGCTTGGTAGAGGTTAAAAAACTGCTCCCCCCACGCCTCAAAATCTTTGTTGTCAAGCCCCGCTTTGATGGCGTATTTCACGGCTCCCGTGGTATCGGTATTGACCGCAGGAGTGCCGCCCTGTACCCGCTCCCTGAGCCTGAAGGGCGTCGTTTGGGTCACCGTAACGCTGATGGCGCTTTGCCCTTTGGTGGGCGGTGGGCAGGTGAGCAGGCCGTCAATCTTGCCGTTGATGGTGTTATATCTGAAGGCCGCTCCTTCATACACGGCAACGCCCGAGGTATCCACGGGTACCTCACGGCCTTCCGATTCACTCAGGGCCTCAAAACTCGCCGCGTTGGGGTAAGGTGGCACTTGTATTTCCAAAAAATACTTCAGCCCACTCCGGCTCGTGAGCTCAGGGTCGGCCGCAGGAATGGTGTGCAGCAGGGCATTGCGGCTGAAGTGCATCGGCAAAAACACCAATCCACTCTTGAGAGGATCTATCAACATATCAAGGTCTGAATTTTCTGATCACTTCTGCCCGCACCAGCATCAGCTTTCCCCATGGCCATGGCCGTCTCCAACGGATGATGTCCATCGTCAGAAAGTAAGTCCATACCAACGGGAAACAAAGCCAAAACACCAGTTCAAACAAAAACCGATACAGCAAGATGTTAAAAAGGATTTTCATTAGTGTGCCAATAAATGTTTTCATTAGTGTGCCAATAAATGATTGATGTATAGCCCCACTTCAAAACTCACCTCATAGCCGTAGGTAGCGTCGAGGGTTTTGTAAATGACTGGCTCGGCCTCAAAAGTGCTGATATTAAAAAGGCAGGCGTAGGTTTTGGAGTCTCTGAAGAGTTTATTCATCAGGTCTACGCTCATGCGCTCGGCGGTTTGGTAGGCGGCATCCTGCTCGGCTTCTTCGGGTCCTGCCATCACAAAGAAGTACATCGTGGTTTTGAATTTATGGGCGTATACGCCCGTGTTTTCATCCAAGCCTCGGTACTTGGGCCGCATCACAAAGGCGGCAGGGTACACATCCGCGCCCCGGCTGGCCATCGATAGCCGGTCCATGCGCTCGGCGTCGGAGAGGGTCACGGAGGTCACGCCCTCAATGGCCTCCAGTATCGGCTTGAGGTATTCCCAAAATAAATCAGTTGGCAGCATAGTTGTTGGCTTCTTCTTGGGCGCTTTCTTTGCGGCGCTCGCGTTTATTATTCTCCTCCAAAAACAAAAATACCTCGTGCAGATTGGCCGTCCGGGTTTGCGGTACCGAGCCAAATATGCCTTTTTCGGCCAAGGTGAAGGTATTGCGCACAAACGATTGGCCCGGGTAATCCTCCTCCTGCGCAGGGCCATCGCCAAAGAGCTCATACGCCCCAAACACCTCATTCATCGTACCCACAAACCACAAATAAATTGCGGCCTTGGTAGCGGCAGGGAGTTTTTCTACGCCCGCCAGCCGGGTCTTTACGAAGTGCTCATTGTAAGGCTCCCGCTCGTCGCCGTTCCATAAATCGCCTCGGGTTTTTCGGGCTGGGCGGCATAGCGTCGCAATAAGCAGGTGCAGGCGGGTTTCGCCCGCTTCGAGCTGCTCGGCGTAGGCCTTCGAATGCACAAACGCATCCGACAGCTCGCCCCAGCTCATGGTCTTAAAACCCTGCTCGGGCAGCAGCCACTTTTGGCCCTCGGCTTCGATGTACTCAAAGGGCCGCCGCGTCAGATCCGTTTCCCAGATCCAGCGCACGGCCAGCAGCAGTGAGTGGAGCTCTTCGGCGTTTTTCTCGCGGGTAGCCGCCGACACGTGCCGCCCAAAGTACCGGTTCATCACCTTGCGGTATTCCTTCTCGGGTATTCCGAGCACCGCCCGAAAAAGGTCATGGTAGGCCGAAGCGCCCGTTTTTCTCAAAAACGCCATTTCCACCACCATCGGTAGCCGCTCAAGGGGCAGCTCCTCCCAGCTTTGGGGCAACTCATACGGTTTATGAAGCTGTATTTTCATCATAGTACGATACTGGCCGAGTGGGTGTAATCGTCGTCGCTGCTAAAATCATTCAGTTCTTCCTGCCGGCGCGTATGGTACTGCGGAAATAGCTCGGCCGTGGCCACGGAGTCGAGCCACGTGCGTAGCTTGCTGAGGTACACCTGCCCGTCGCCGAGTAGCTGCTTGCGCTGAGCATCGCGCAGCTTGCCATCGGGTAGGTCTTCTTCCCGCGTGCCATCGCTTTTGCGTACTTGGCGGATGCCTTCATTATCTACCAATAGTGGCAAGTAAGGATACGCCTCATAAACCGCCAACGGCCCCAGGGCTTTGCGGATATATTCCACCAGCCGTTTTTCGGTGGCGGTCAGCGTGGCGGCTGGGTTTTGCCATTTTTCGAGCAGGGCATCATACACGCCTTCTGTAATAGCTGGCGCAATATAAAACTCCTCCGCCCGCCCAATGTACATCGTGAGGCGGTCAAAAAAACGCGCATTGCGCCCCACCAGCCCCACGTATTTGTCCAGCTCTTTGGGCGAGCGGATAAAATGCGCATTGCGGTCTTTGTGGGCGTCGGAGGTTTCCCATACATCAGGATTCACTACCTCCAGCTGCGCATAAAAATGCTCCAGGAATAAATCGTACATCACCATGTTGGCGTCACGCGTGTCGGTGTAGTACCATTTGGTGGGCATCACGGTGTTGGCTGGCAGCTGTACCAGCAAGCCCAAGTCGCTGGTCCGCATCTTGAGGTGCGGCATGGCCAAATCGTAGGCTTTCCAGCTGATGACGGCCTCGGCCAAATCGAGCAGATCTTTTTCATCGGCTGGGGAGCCTACCGCTACCTGCTCCAAAAAATCATAGAGCGGCCCGCCAATCATGGCCCGAAAATCCCGCTCGGAGGCCTTCAGGTGGGCGGCAATGGTGCTCTCGGTGAGTGCTCCCTGCACGCCTGATACGTGCTTTTTGAAAGTTGTGATCGACACCAGCATTATACAGAGCCGTGGTTTACGACGGCCGCTTTGCCCGTAGGAGCGGCGTCGAGGGTGGTGAGTGATACGTCCTTAAACATCGGGATAATGTCCCGTTTGCCCATCGCCACCAGACAGTGGCGCACGTCTTCCAGAATGGCATTGCGCACGATGGCCGTGCGGTTGGCCTGCTGAAACTCCGCCATCACCCGTATCTGCGAGCCCGAGTCGTTGCCCTTGCCGGGATTGACGCCCGCCAGCGTGGGCAGGATTCCCATGGAGTTGGCAATGCTGATGTTGGCCATCTCCCATACCTGAGAGTAAGCCGAGTCCGACATTTCGTTTTTCAGCGGTACCACGTCCACGTTGTCCATCATTTTGCCGTCGCCACCGCGCAGGTATTTGATCAGCATCGTTTTGTTGACCTGCTTTTCGCCCGCCATCCACGAGTTGAGTTTTTCGCTGAAGTCCTTCCATTTTCCCTTCACGGCTTTTTCGTCGAGCTGCTTTTTGCCCTCCACGTCAAAGTAGTCCATCGGCATCCTGATCAGGTATTTGATGTTGTAGCCGTTTTTGATTCCATTATAGTGGAAAATCGGAATCAGGTTGGCCAGCTCAATCCAGCTCCGCGCACACCACCACGCCGGGTAGGAGTAGTAAGGATTGCCCGGTATTTTGACCTTGCTCTGGCGCATCGTTACCAGCCGCGCTATGTTGGCCTCGTGGTTGTGGGGCTGCATCATGGGCAGGCGCTGAGTATCGTTGGGGCGGTAGAGGCCCCGCTCCCCGAAGTAGGGGTTGACGTGGTACTCAAAAATGCCACTCGGCCCTGGCCGCCCTACACGGGTCATGAAGCCATCGCTGACGTCGAGGCGGTACCAGGCTTTTTGAATATCCCACACCCAACGCGTAAAGCGGTTGGCCGTGTGGGTCATCTGGTTGATGGAGGTCACGATATAATCGTTGAGGTCGGTCTCGTAGGCCCAATCCTCCACCTGCTCATCAAACCACGGCTCAAGGCTCACTTTGCCTTCGGTGATAGTCCTTTTAAAAAAACCGATACCCGTACCGTAGATGATATCCCGCAGGGCTTCGAGCTGCCCGCGCACTTGGTTGTTTTTTTCGATGAGCTTATTGATAAAGTTGGGCTCATCGTCGCCCGCTCCCCAGCGCACGTGCGGAAACATGTCGTTTTGGGCTTGGTGTACGCTGCCCACGCCAAAGCTCTGATCACGCGCGGGTGGCGTAAGTTCCAGTACTGCGTTTTGCAGCACAAAAAGCCCGTCGGATATTCGTTGTACGTTCATACGCGGTGGTCTACGGTCATCCCATTGTATTCCACAATGAGATCAATGTGAATGTTAAAATCTTCGTTGGTGTCAAAATCGTGCAAGAGCAGCAGATGATTGTGGCCGATGTTGGTTCTGAAGCCCGATTGTCCTGGCACTTTCTTAAACGACTTCCCCACGCGCCGTTTACGCGAGAGGCTGCCGTCCTGCTTACGGTAAGCAATCGAAAACGAGGCGCAGACGCGCAGTCCACCGGGCACATCTTTCTGGTGCATATCGGCAAACATCGCCCTTCGCTTGATCAGCTTTCTGAGCATCTTATTTATCCAATCTGATGGTAAACTTGGCCAGCAGCGACGTGATGGTACCCACGGCACTCACTACGTAAGCCACCCACTCTGGCACTGGGATACCCTGCTCCAGCAGGCTCTCCTGCGCAGCTCCAAGGCCCACACCAATGGCCACCGCCACGGCTCCAATTTTGAAAATGGTCTGAAAGAATTTTGGCATGGGCGCATTAAAGCGCTCCAACAGTGACAATTTGTTCATGGCTATTTATAAGTTTTTGGTACTTTCTCTTGGTAAAAATGCGCTCTCTGGCCTCCGTCCAAACGCCATAGAGTGAGTCGTATTTGGCCTTCCAGTACTTGGAGCTGTCGGCCACAGGTACGGGTACCGCGACGATGGGCGCGGTCGGCACCTGCTCAAGTGGCGTTTTGGGTAAAAATCTGTAAACAATCCCGAGTACCGCAAACGCCACCAGTATCAATAAAAAGGTTTTCATGGGGAGAGCACGTTGGCTATTTTGTAAAAAGACTTAATGCTGCGCCGCACGTAGTAGACCCCGTCGCCGTCCCTATTCACGGTATTATACGCCTGCGAGCCCGAGGTGTTGGCCCCGATGGCGTAGAGGTAGCCTTCTTCCAGATCCACCCGCTCCAGTATTTCAATGTGGCTGATGGCATTGAGTCCTTTCTGAAAGTAGTAGCCCACCACGTCGCCTTTTTGGGGCATGGCCATCATGCGGCGGTTGCCGCGCAGGGTTTGTTGGGTCATCACGGTGCGCGAGCTCACCAAAAACCACTCCCTCGCCCGGGCAGGGTTGGGCACTTTGGTCACTTTTACCCCCGCTGATTTATACACATAATACACAAAGCTGGCGCAGTAAGGAGCCACGGGCCGGTGCTTATAGAGCCAGCTGCTCACCGAGCGGTGGTAGTCCAGGATACGCGGGTGATCATTGCGGCCTTTGGGCTCGCGCAGGCCCACTTCAGCGTTGGCAATACTCCAGATTTTCCCACGGAGCTGAGCCGTAGTATCTAGTCGAGTTTGCCCGCTGCTACCAGTACAAAACAGAAAAGTAAAGAGGCAAATAATGCCAAAGCGATAAGGGAGCGTTGCCATTCTGAAAGGGTTTTAAAGTCATCAAAGAAATCCAACTGGGAGTGGTTAAAGGGATTGAAGTACTTACCAAACCCCGGAAAGAACACCGACAGCGCAATAATCACCGACACTACTCCGCCGATAAATACGCTGAAACCAAACAGGATTTTTTGAAACGACACCTCATTGTACACCGCCGCCTGCGGGTATTTGCCCAAAATCCAGTCACCGCTGTAGAGCACAATACCCCAGCAGATCAGCAGCAGCGCTACGATCTTGAGGGTAGTGACCCACACGGCATTGTCGCTGGGCTCGGTCTGTGTTTCTTCAGCGGGTGCTGGCTGAGCCATTTCGTATTTGGTCTCAATTTCTTGGATGCCCTCCAGCAAGCGCTGGCGCTCGCGGGCCAGTTGCTTGGCTTCCTCCAGCGTGAGTTTGCCCGCTACGGCCATGATGCCGTCTAGCTCTTTGAGGCGGTTTTTGCTTTCGGCGAGGGTGTTCATGTCGGCCGAGCGTTCGCGGTCGAGTTGGGCTAGCCGGTCGGCATTTTGTTTTTCGCGTACAGTTCGTGCGCGGGCAGCCATCTCGGCGGCCTGTTGCTCAAGCTCTTCAGGAGAAAACTCCTCCTCTGGTTTGAATACTCTCATGGTTGTATTTTTAGCTTTGGGGACGATATCTGGTCTCATGTCAAGAAAATTTTATGGACAAAAATCCATTCAATCCCCTGCCCAAAAAAGGACGGAATTTCAGCGCCTCACGGCCAGTATCACCGCCGCCACCGCACCTATGCGCCACGCCCACGCCTCCAGCGTTCGAAGGGCAAGTTTATTTTTGGTTTGCGCGTGCGCTGAGTGCTCAGATTGGAGTGCGGCCGTGGTTATGCCCAGCTTGCTTTCACAGGTTTGGCGGCGGGCGGTTTCGGCCTTCAAGTCCTGAAGGGTAGCTGCTACCTGAAGGCGCTGCACCTCAAGCCGCTCCGAAAGAAAATCCGCCCTGCGCAGATCCTCCAGCACTCGGCCCGCATTGCGTTGGTACTCTGCCCGGATGCTATCGGCGGCGGTACCGCTCGTTGATTGTGCGCATAGCCTCAAGCTCAGACATACGCCGCACACTATCCAGCGCCATCTGCTCCCGGAGATCAATGATGGTTTCATCTTTTTGGCGGAGTTCAAATTGGAGGGAATCAACTTTTTGCAGGTAACGGTTTTCGGAGACATGGAATGCCGTATCGGCAAAGCTCTGCTTCGCTGACGGTGCCGGTTTGGATTTCCAACCCAAGAAGAGCCCAATGCCGAACCCTATTCCGAAAGCGAATAAGAGCAGGTAAGAGAATGTGCTGCGGGAAAAAGTAACCTGCATTGATCTCAGTTGCTCGGCAAACCGATTTAAAAGCGGTATCGATCGGTTCATCCTTTTCAAATCTGAGTGTAAACTTCAAGAACGATACAGGCAAAAGCGGCAATGGCGGCCAGCCCCGTGACCAGGGCGCAAATGGGAAGAATCATAGGAGCAAATCGTTTCATAGCATTTGTTTTTTGCTCAAAGATTGGTGGAGCGGCTACGAAACGAAAGGACACAAAAAAGCCCGTTGATCACATCAGCGGGCGTAAGTACTATTAAACAAAAGTTGCAATCGTCAGGCAGATTCTTTGTAAGGAATTGCCTTGATCAGCCGAATATCGTTGAGTTCATGAATGATTCTGACATTTTCGGGAGGGATGACACCTCTGCGAATCCAATTGGTAACAACGTTTGTGCTTTCGATATCAAAACGCCGTGCATATTCTTTTGCAGTTACCCATTCGGCCAAATTGACGGTTTCGCCATTTAAGATTAGGTAGTTTTCGGCTTCCTGACGGGCAGCTCTCGACTCAGCAAGAGCCGCCTGAATTTCCGAGTGTATGTCCATAATATTTCGAGCCTATAGGCCTTTTTTAAGTTTTTCGATGGTTTCTTCGTTCTTTAAGATTTCGTCAAGAATCTCGTTTACTTCTTCTTCCGTAATCTTGCTACCGTAGCTTTCAAGCAGTTTTTTGAGTTGCACATTTGCCCTTTCTAGCCTGGCAATAATCAATTCCAATTGTTTATTCATCAGTCCTATAAAGTTATCATTTGTTCCGCAATGGAACAAGAAAAAATTGATTTATTTGCCAAAGACCATATCGCCCAACGCGTCGTTTTCGTCACGGTAGGCTGAGTCAAAATACTGCTCTGTGATTTGGATGCTGCTGTGGCCCAAGGCGTCAGAAACCGCATGGATGTTGCCGCCTGATGCTCGGATGGCATTGTTGGCAAAGGTGTGCCGCGCCGTATGCATACTGAATCTTGGTATCTCCAGTTCATCCGCAATGGCATACAAATGCCCGTTGATTTGAGCGTTGATGCTTTCGATGTGGTTGCGAAACTCTTCTGGGGTTGTTTTCTTTTGGTTCAGTTTTATAAATGGCAATACGTAGTCTTTGGGCTTAGGTCTGCCATCAGGTCTAAGGCTACGGAAATAATCAAAAATCGTCAGTGCCTGGGCGGGGATTTTCTTTGAAGTAAATTTTTTGGTTTTTGATGCCACGTATTCACATCTACCACTTTTGATAGTGTCCCATGTCAACAGCAGCAAATCAGTAACCCTCATACCCTGTAAGTAGAAAGAAAGCATAAAGGCATATCGGCTGTGATACGCTACGGTACCTTCCTGCAAACTCATCTGCTCTATCTTCAGCAGCTCCACAGGAGCCAACCTCCTTCGTTTGGTTTTCTCCTTTTTGAGCTTGATTCTGGTCCACGGATTTCTGTCAGTTTGATACACTTCAGCGTCGATGGCCTCGTTATAGGCAGCCCTCAGGCTTTTCAATGAGTTGTGTATGGTGTTGGTGCTATTGCCCAAGCGCTGCAAGTATTTCTGATAGGATTTTATAAGTTCATAATCCAATTCAGGAAACAGCAGATCTTCGTTTTTTAGGAAGGTTTGAAATTTATTAAGCGTTGATTTCAAATTGCCACGCGTAGCTGGATTGACGGTCTCTTCTATCCTCTTCTTAGCATATTCAATGAAGCTCTCGCCGTAGACCTGTTTCTTGAGGCGTTTTTTAAGTTGGGTTGCCGTAAGGGGTTTATCCTGTAACTGGCTGTGCAAGGTTTCTTGTTCGGCTTCTATCACTTTTGCTTTGATAGCGGCGTTGATGGTCAAATAAAAGGGATTTGACTTGCGTACCTCCTTCTTTTCGGGGTTCCAATCCTTCAGGGGAATAGCGTATTCCAGAGCAATTCGTTTCAGCTTTCGGTTTTGCGTAATACGTATAAGGATAGAGTGCAATCCGTTCTTATTGGGTCGGTTGTTGAGCTCAGGCGTTATAGTCAT